CCTCAACTCTTGTAGCCAACACCGGTACGACCGGCCTGTCCTGAACGAAGCATGTCGTCAAGCATTTTCGCCCCCTTGCCGTAGTTCACAGCAAAATCGGACGTATTAGCAGTCTGGCGCAAACCGAAGTCATTGACATGACGATCGACATACGTCTCAGCTTGCGAGGGACTAGGTCTAAGGTCCTGCGGGTAGTACTCCCGAGAACCAGCGTTACCCACCTTGGTAACAGACCTGTTCATAGCTCCCCACGCAGACAGCTCGTCTGAAGTCCATTTGCCAAAAGGCTTAATGTACTCATAGATCGAGGTGACGGTGAGAAAAAGAACTGGATTGACTCCCAAGCGATTACTGACGGGGGAACCGGTGCGGAAATACGCACACAACGAAGGATTCTTGTCAACGATTTTCGGAATCTGCGGTCCGAGATACCGCCCAAAACGCCTAAAGGTGAAAGTGCGGCCGGAGCCGCCAGCAGCCAAATAATCGCTTACCTCAGAATGAATCGTAGTAACACGGACAAAACGGCGCAACGTGCCAACCGTAGGATCTTGGACTAGTTCCATGCCACCCGCATCCTGTAGTTCCTCCGAAAAGGAATTGCGGATCCCCCAATCCACCACGTCTACAAGAAACTGAGCGCGATCGACTCGAAAACCGGCCAACTGATCGACGGCCTGCAATGCTTTCTTCGCCTCGTTACCGGTCATAGCAGCACCGGTCTCGGTTGTGGTGATAGGCGAAACGAGATCATCCATCTTGATGCCCAAATCATCGAAGACGGTAGTGAGAGGTTCAATAGTCGTGGCCTCGTTCTCATCTTCCTGCACCACAGCAGCGCCCTTGACAAACGCACGAACGTATTCCGCGTCCGTGACGTTAGTTTTGCTACCGCCTATCTCGCGTTCGCGCGCATCCGGATCAGAATGAGCCTCCGCAATATGTGTCTCCACCGCATGATCCTCGCGCTCAACCTTTGCAGAACAAATTGGACAAGTGAACTTCGCCATGACAAATGTGTGAAAGGTAATTCAAACCAGGGCTATGCCCCCACGACATGCTTTTTGAACCACGCATGTTCATTGTCAACACGACCTCGGTATGCACCGAGATCCACACATCTGTCTGGCGCAGCATTCAAAAGAATCTCAACGGCCAGCAAACCTTCAAGTAACTCATAAACCTCACGCGACACCCTGTCCGTGTCGAGTATACCCTTAACAGAATAACCGTCAGGAAACGAGAAGTTGAGAGCGTTCTTGCCATATTGAAAGGAATGCTCAGAGTACTTCGTACCACCAGATTCGGACTTGTCCCACTTGTACTTCACACCAGCTGGCTCGGTTTGCATGTAGTCGAAAAGCTTAAGCAAACCTGGTTGCGCTGGCAAAAAGTGCCTGATCTCGGGATATTCCTTGTCACCACCTGACAAGGAAAACTTCTGCGGCGAGGAGCCGGAAAACACCTTCTTCAAAGCGAGAAATACGTCACCAACGTACACGGAAAACTTAGCAATAACCATGGAAACCAAATCTTCCAGCGAAAAGCGATCCTTGAGTCCCAGGGCAGAAACGATCGAGGCAGCGGCGCTCAACTGCGAGGCGCGCAACACGAACTCATCGGGTTTGGACGTGAGATCGGAAAGGTCCACTATAGGCGCAACGAGAAACCCGCCAGACCAATGGTAGAGGTACAGTTCCTTCTGTGCCAGTTCTTGAAAACCTGCACCACTGCCACCACACTCCACATAAAGCGCACCATCGCGGTTGCGTTTATATATGGAGATGAAGGGATCATTACCCACGTCCATGGACGAAAGAGCCAAAGGTCTGGTCAAATGTTCCAGTTTTGGAAACACTTTGAAGAGACCTCTATCGGATATAGTGGAAGGAGATGCACCTGCAGCGACGAGTTTTATCACGGAACGTGCACGGTAGTAATCGGCACTGGACGTAGGAGGTGGGCTCTTGGACGCCCTAGGCATGACGTACAGAGTAGGTATGACACGACCACCTCTACTCCCTCTTTGAATAGCGTCCAATGCACCCAAGGGCTGAGTGTCTTCGACCACCACTCTCCCATCGTAACGCACTGCCGTCGTGCAGCCCATGGAAACGAGTACTGCCATGGACAGAGTTATGCCAGCCTCCACTGCAGGTTCGATGACGAACACAGTCTTGGGTTGATAATTGGCAGCTGCACGCACGTAATCGGTCACACTCGTCTCTCTAGTTATCAAAAAGGCGCGCAAGCCCCAACTCTTGTAAATAGAGTGAAGTTTCCTTGCATCACTGAGAGAAGGTGCGACTACAGCAACCGTACCATCGCCACGACGAGCCCACCGTCTTGGATCTAGATCGGAACTTGCAATTCTCTCGGGTATCCTGCCAAGAGGCACTTCACCCTCCACTGCTGTAACAGCCTTAGGTAACTGTGGGTGAACTTTAAACCCGACAGCAGTAGCCGACACGAGTACGTACTTATCCACCAAATCGAAAGTCCTGAGTAACTCGACGCAAAAGACCATAGCTTGAATGGGTAAATGAAACTCATCAAGTACCAAATAGGTAGTCTTCGGTAACTTACCGTAGTGCTCGAAATACTCTATGAGCTTGTCAGTGGTTGTAACGGCCAACCTGCAGTACGGCGTGAGCGTGACCGTTGGTGCAACGAACTGTACTTCCGGCACAGGATGAAAAATCTTCCCCGTTTTATACAGTGTGGGTAGCACGTTGCGAAACTCGTGGAATATATTAGCAGCGTTGGCTTGTGTGGGCTCGACCACCAAAACAGTGGCATCGCCAGAAAACAAGGGCAAAAGTGCCACGGTACTCTTACCGCAACCTGTAGGCCCCGTTATAACATAACCACCGCTACCCCCACGGACAATTTGTTTACCAACAGCCGAATAGTCCCCTCTCGCAACGGGTACGTGTTGCTCAGTACTGTTCTTGGGCCTTTGCTTGGCGCCCAAGTCGAACTTGGCGTACCGTGTAACCATAGGACGTTGTGGTCTGAAAGCTTCGGCCTCATCTGTCACGGTCTTGGCCTGATTCTCATCCATAGCAGCGGTAGCGTTCTCGCCCCCGCTGGCACCAGCAGCATCAGAGGCGCCATCCATACCGCCCGGGTTCTTGTAACTCCCAGAACCACTGCCTGTGAAGCCAGCACTCTCTCCAGGCCCAGTGGAACTTGTCTTCTCGGTGCCGCCAGGTGTAGTAGTGGTCCCACCACTGAAAGCCTGTTTCCCGTTACCGCCGGTACCAAAGAACGCACCGCTCTTGTCGGTCCTCCCACCAAAGGAACCGCCGGCAGTAGCAGAGCCGGGACGGAAAAAGGAACCAGGTCTGTTGTCATCACCAAAACCTGGATGAAAACCAGAATCTTGGGCCGCAGACGAAGACGCACCCGGTGGACTACCCGTACCACCAAGACCAGAATCTCTGGCGCGTTGCGAGAAAGTGCCGGTTTGCTTGTCGTTGGGATCCGGCGACCGCGCAGAAAACGTGTCCTTACTCTGGGACTCAACCACGACGAAAAGCTTGGGGCCATCACCGTCACTCAAAGGACGGAGGTAAGTGCCATTCTCGTTGTAGACACCGCGACGTTGAAATGCGACTTCGCCGGAAATACTCGTACCTGGAACCGAAGCAGAACGTAGTTGAGACGAAGGAAACTTTTCGGCCCACGCTTGAAATTCCGAAGCGAACTGTCGAAAGTGGGCTTTGTGTACATCCTTGTCTTTGTAAGCCCTACGTGCTTTGGTCCCCACAGAAACCTCCAAACCAAAAAGAATGAATAACTTATCACGCAAAACTAACTTAAAATCACCAACGATAGAATGATGTTGAGTGGGTAAATGAAAGGACAAGGGATCGACGCTGAACTGTAAAGGAGCCATAACGGTAAATATTCGAACCAGAGCAATGCTCAGTACTCCGTGGTGGAAACCACGGGCTCCCACAAACTCAGAAACTGTTTGTAAGAAAGTCTAACTGAATACAAGGCTTCGATCAAACTTTTAACACCCGAACGTGCGGCGTTAGGGTAACGCTCCACGCAGGCTTCGGCCAACTCCTCCTGAACGTCTTCACGTTCATAATTGCGCATGATGTCGCCAAACGAAACCCAGTGTTCCTTAATGACATCGCGCTCCTTTATATCCCACCTACCCAACTTAACAGCACGCTTGACCGGATCGGCGGCAAGCCTGATCTCGTCGCCTAACGTTAGAATAAAATAACCACAAAAATAACCACGCCTAAAAAACGATGTCTTGGCTTCCCCGTTGAACTCATCAGCTATTCTCTGTGAGCATGTCTTCACACGAGCACGAAGACTCGGCGAGTCAACCAGTTGAAGCCAAGAATCATCACCAAGAAACATGGACGTGTAAACTTCGTCGCGTTCCAGTTGCAAACACCACACCAAAGCAGCCATGTTCAGCATAGTATTGCCGAACGTGGTCATAACATCACCAGACTTCCTCTGGTAGCGCAAATACACAACAAGACCCAGAGCATAATTTATGTTCGAGTTCTTGTAATGACCAGCGCTCCAAACCTCCAAATCGTCAGGATTCAAGCCCATCCACTCAAGACAAACCCTGTCGAGAGCAGCAGCACCTCTCTGTTGAGATCTGTCATAATCGCCGAAATCGTTCTCTACCTGCAAGGCACCGGCGCAAGAGACAAAATTGCCCTCGAGAAAATCCTCAATCTCGTTGAGATTCTTCCCCTTGTTGTACAACACTTCAGGTCGCAAAAGAGAGCGAAACCTAGCGTCGGCCTCACGTACCAATGGTCCAAAGAAGGAATTGACGTGTTTCGGATGACACATAATGGTTTGAACAGTCGGATAAATCGATGCGGGCTTGTCTTCGGTTGAAGTCTTCGGATCCTTCTTCAATATGAACTGAAAATCGCCAATGTCTCTCTTCACGTCCTCGGCAATCGTAGCCCAGTTGGCTTTAGATAACTTCGTCACAGTCGCTGTGTTCTGAAACTGTACCCACTGCGTGACGTTGGACACACCAGGTCTAATTGGCTCAAACGACCTGGCACGATCCCGCCAATCATCAACACCCAGAACGTCCATCATGCGCTCAAAAACACTCTCTGCAAATGCCCTTGTGTTCATGGGCAAAGCTGTCTCGCGTACGCCCAAATTTCGCTTGTCGAGACTGAGTAAAGCTTGTCGAGTGGTTGACTGCCTTTGGGGCATCATACTGGTGCGCAGGCGAGGTTTTAAAGTCCGCCTCGGACGCAAACGAGCATACATTTTTTCTATGCTAAACTTGAAATGCCCAACCATGCTGAACTTCAAATCAGAATGTTCAATCATGGAATTGTCGTGTTGAACTTCCATTCTAGACGCTTTAGGTAACAAGTCGTCCAAAACGGTCTGAATAGTTTCCAGCGGTGAACGATTGACACAACCGGGTGGATAGACACCAACCAGAGGTGTAGACCACTTCACCACCGAAATTTCCTAACAAGTATTTGCAGCGCCTTTGTTGTAAGCCCCATACGCCTCCACTATATTGCTCACCAGTGCAACTCGGTCAACCATGTTCTCCACACCATCACCCAGAGCCGGTGGATGTTCGATAACCACGTAGTCAAACCTCTCGGTGTGCCTGGTAAGAGCGACCGTGGCCTGACCTTTGTCAAGTCTCAAGCCAGGACTCATATTTTTTCCCAAACGCACCAGTATGACGTGCTTGGCTCTACCACCTTGAAACTCATCGATGGTGTTGACGGGCTGCCCCGACACTTCTTCAAAACCGGCGCGGATCAGTGCAGCCTTGTCTGCTTGAGTCCAAGTGATGTACTTCGCACCCTTTGTCCGCGGTACTTCAGCCGAAGATGTCACAATCTTCTTACGAAGACTACGCTCAACCTCGTTGGTGGTGAAGAAACCTCCAGGGTATCTTCCCAAACCGTCACACTCAGGACCGACACCACCTTCCCTCAACCTACCCAGGGCCACGACGACGTCTTTCGGCGCGGTATAGGAAGTATCACGGATCTCGGTTACCCAAGAAATCGAGACAGGCGGCATGACATACCCAGCGACACGAGGTTTGAAATCCAGTTGTTGTCTGTCGCCGAAGACGAAAACATGACTAGCTCTAACCCTCTCGGCCAAATATATCAGCTCACCGGGATGGAGTTTCAGACCTTCGTCTATTATCAAGGTGACGGCGGTAACCGGTCTACCGTGCACCCAAGAACCTACCGTTCTAGCTACAACGTAAGACTTGCCCGCTGTATGAAGCCTTTCAGTTATCTCATCGGAAGCTGCATTGGATGCTGCCGCCAAAATGTCGCCACGCTTGGCTATACGAATGATCTCGGAAGTCTTACCGCAACCAGGAACACCTTCCACCAGCTGAAACACGCGCGTGGGATCGACTGACCTGATTGACGCCATCTTGTGAGCGGCATGAAGTTTAAGGTCTAAGAACTCGGCCAACCCTCGGTTTATCATGACGTAAGGCGAATCGGAATTCACGCGTAGCACAGCATGATCATCCGTAACGCCTGTGATGCTCAAAAGACAACCACGAGGTTCACTGCGCGACGGGGGATCATAAACGCACAAAGCTTTGGCTATATCAGAGCGCCAAGCTCTAGGCACCGAATACTCACCTTTTGACAATCTAGGCAACTTGGCTTGTCCCTCTGTAGAAAACTGACCGCGACCAACCCGCTTGGTCAACTCACCGTGTGCGAGATAATCTTGATGAACCTCGTAACAATTATCGGCAAAAGCTTCAACAGACCTGACGGTATAATCGTAGTAGGAAACGAGCAACTGCATGTGTGAATCGGTTATCCTCTTGCGTTCGTCGGGCGTAAGTGTCTTGACCGGAGCAAGACGGGTATCGCCCGACTCGGTATCGTCTCTTCCGCTTGCTTTCTTTTTGCCCTTCTTGTCAACGGCACCACCAGAAAGTGATTTAGGTCCAACGGTAGGTAAAGCTGAAACGGCTGCCCGAACAAAATCCCGACGCCTCTCAACGTCACCGTCTTCGGCACGGACGTTGAGCGTCTCGGCTAAACGTGAAGGTCGCATACGATCGTTGTCCCAACGCGGGTCAAACTCCCTAGTCGGACAGACCCAAGGCTCACTTGCCATAGCGGCAACAGCAGCCGTGGACTCGGCTTCGTCACTTGTCAACGCCACGGAAGCCAAATTCCGCACTCGCAGTACTCTCCTAATAAAACGCCTCAAAAGGACGTAGGGAGCCAACAAGCACTTAAAGGGCATGAAAAACGCACGAAGACAAAGCTCACCAGCTGACGCGAACGCGGCGAACACGGCGGACGCCAGACCCGCACGGTCAGCAATATCGGCTATAACATGACGCTTAGTAGCGTATAAATACAGCGCGAAAAGAGGCGGTAACGACAAATAGGTCACGGGTGAAGTAGCTACGTAGACGGCTGTTGGTATGCCGTAGTAGAAGAAACTTTTCACAAGACCACCGACTACCACGTCAAAGAGTCCCGTCTTTACGGTGGCCCACACAACAACAGGTGAGGAAGAGACAGCGGCCAATATTGAAGCCACCTTGAAATCACGCGAAGAACAAACCTTCCTCAACGCCTTAATGAACGCACGAACAACGCGTAAAACACCAGAACTCTCGCTCACAGAACCGCCAGTACGCTCAACGATGGCCAGGGAAGACGCAGCATCTCGTGTCGACTTTTCCCAAAACTCACCGACGGCCGTAACCACCGAAGCCGTACAATCAGTAGTAAGTATGGAAGAACCGCGAACGGAGCTCCCATTACTTGTCCCACGAGACGACACAACGCTGGAACAGACGGAGGCAACAGATTTTTCAGCGCCCCGCGACATGAACCTATGTGGCGAACGACGTGGTACACGACTCTCGGAAGTTGGGCGAAACGATGACGCAGAAATGCTCAAAGTATCCTCACCCGCGTCGGAGAACACGGTCTCACATCGAGCGTGGTAATCCGCGTTAGGCGTTACAGTAGCCAGACCTTCAGAAGTCAAACCGAAAGCGTCGAGAAACCCAGAGCTTAACGACGAAACGGTCGACGGCGAAAGCAAACCACTGTCACCAGCCAACGCAGTAAACGAAGAACCTCCCGCAACGGCAGTGTCCTCACCGACGTGACCATCGACCACACTCGTGGTCACGCTAGTTGAAAGAGGAAGCTTAACCACTGGAACCGTGGTATCGTCAGCAAACAAAGCTCCGACGCTCACACGCTCATCGTTGGAGTGACTGTCCTGTGCCGTTTCCACGCTGACGCCCAAGTGTACGTTGGCAACGCAAAAATCCGCACCAGGTACCATAGCAGTCCAATGCTTGTTACCGACAAGTTCGATGAAAACCCAAGTATCGAGAAACGATGGATAAGAAAACACTCTAGCGCCGCCGGGAAAGGAGCTATCGACGACACCCAGCGCTCTACCGAAATGATCGGAGCAACGAGCCAACTCCGACGCACTGAAGTTGAGTTCGCTATCAGTGTTGCCCAAAAGCCAATTGGAGACCTCCAGCTCAGTCACCGAAACACCGGACCGAACCAAGGCGTAAGTCAACGCCGAAATGCCACACCTACCCTCTGACGACTCTGCATTGCATCTATCCCATGAACCGTCAAAGGAGGCCCAAAACGCACCGAGAGCATCTGCCGAAGAGAGTTCGCTCAAGGAAAAAACCATAGAAGCACCACGAGGATCGTAGCTACCCGTAGAACCGGGTATACGGACTTGTACAGCGACACCGTCGAACAGAGACTTCTCACCATCATCGCCCTCGGAACATACCGTGTCTACTTTGTCAACTCGAAACACGTCGTTGGAAGCCGAATCACTGGGCGTGATGGAGTCGTCTGACAAATCAGACGGCGACCCGACCGGGCCGCCCAGCATCGGTAAATAGTCGTCGGCTACCCGTTCCGAATCTTCAAGGACAGACCAAGACGACAGTGGACTTTTCACGCGTGACGGATCGAGTACCATCAACTTCCGCAAAAAGTGGTTGCCGGTACTCACGAGCTGGTCGCGCTCCTCGTCGGCCAGACTCATACCTCGTAACTGTGCACAAACCATGTCCAGAGCTGCACACAGCTTAGTGGGTTCCACTTGCTCAAGCACGGAATCAAGGTAACCCTGATAGCTGCCTACCTCAGGATCAGACGCTCCGGAAGTAGACAACAAGCCAGATACCTTCTCCTCGAAACGTATCAAAGGGGTAATCTTGTCGATAGAAGGGTCCTCGACAGAATAACTCCCCTGTGCTTTCTTTGCAAGTGCAATCTTGGCCTTGTCCAACAACGACGTCCAAATGGACACGGATGAACCGTCGCCTGCAGGACCAAAAATTGCATGTGTTGCACTGTCGAAACACAGTGCCCAGAGGACTTTCAGCACCCCAGCATCTCGAATCGAACGCCTTGTCTGTTCGCGCCGCAGAAGGAACTTCTGAATAAAACCCTGGTTATACTTCTCAACGAACGCTATGAACCACACCATGTTGCACAGCCTGTAAGCTGTCATAGTGTCGGTAGACTCCCGAACGGATACCTCAACACCGTTGACGGTAGCCCTGGCATTAACCGAAGCGGCGTAAGAAAAGATCGTCTCAGGGTTGAAACTTTCGGACGAAATTCTCAATGCATAAGAGAGCAACTTCTGAACCAACGTCGAATCCACTGTAGCCCAACTGTTGCCCAAGGACAGTTGAGAAGTGGCAGTGGCCAAACCGGAAAAATCGACCATACGCACCAACACTTTGTCCTTCACGTCAGAACGCCAATAGCTGAAGGACATCACACTCGTAGGTAGATACATATCTACCTCAAACAAAGAAAAACGCACTATCCCGTGGCAATGAGTCCGTTCCATAAGATACGTGCGATCGCCACATCGAAACGCTTGTTGGGTCGCCAACCTAACAAGATTACGGTAATCGTGAACGTATTCCCACGAAGAATCATCGGAGAAATAGCACACTATCACCTCACGTTTGTAGGAAGAAACAACAAAACCACCTACCACCACATCTGCTCTCCGAGTTTCACGCTTCCAGTGCATGTCCATACCACGGACATACCCCTCGTCACTCAATAACATGTCAGGGTCGAAGGTAAAATTACCATAAGCGACCTTTGCACCATGAGCAACCATCATCCGGGCAACGTCATCAACGGGCACGTCGTAGAGAGAATCCACGAACATCAAAGCTGTCGCTTGGACACCGCAGTTCTGTGACCTCTTTTCGCAGTAAAACTGCGGAAGGTTACCGTGAATATTCTCGGACCGCTTGACGTTTTCGCGCGCAACCAACTGTCTTTTCTGGTCGGAACCAACGGACGTTGCCGCTATAACCTCTCTACGAACCCAATTGTCGTAGTCACGCTTGTCTTTTGCCCTACGAAATGCGTCAACAGCATCGAGTACCGGTGCGCAAACGTGAACATTGTCATGACCACTCCTCGCGTGGTAGTACAACTTACCACCAACATCACAGATTTTGTCCATCTTAGTGAACTTCTGCATGATCTTCTCCTGTTCGATCGACTTACGTGCAGCAGCCAGACCATGACCGCTGTGCGCGCTATCTGCGAACTCAAAAGAGAGTTCGGGATAAATAGTCTCAGCCAGAAGACTTCTATCGCGACTGTTTAGGCTTTCCCAAACCGTCACCTTCCTTCGCCGAGCGTTATAATTACGCTCTCGAGATTCAACGTTGACATATGACTCTGTGGCCAACCGCTGCAAAACACCATCAGGTGTATTGCTAGCATTAATCAACGCGCGTTCTACTGCCGGGGTATCGAACCGGGAGTCCGCCA